GGAAATGGCGGGGCTGACGGAGGGCCAGCGCAAGCGGGTGCGTGCGGACCGGCAGCGTGCTGCCGGCCGCGCGGGAAGCACCGCGCTGATGGACCGGCTAGCCGCGCTCGACACGGCTGGTGGCGGCCGTAGTCCGGCGCCGTCGGAGGCCGACCTTGGCATCAACAACCTCTGACGGCTCGGCCTCTGCTGACAGGTGGCGCTCGGCCCAGCGTGGACTGACGCGTCTACTCCTGCGGGATCTACTGGCACTGCGGCGGCTGATCAGCCAGAACCGCCTGCAGGCGACTGTGCCTCCGTGGATCGACGCAGTGACCGAAGTCGTGACCCGCTACTCGCAGACGTCGGCGACGCTCGCTGCCGACTTCTATGACGGTGAGCGGGAGGCGGCCGGCATGCCAGGCTCGTTCGCGGTGTCGCTGGCTGATCCGCCGCCGGATGAGCAGGTGGACTCGTCGCTGCGATGGGCTACGAAGGATCTGTGGCCGCGTGACGAGGCGGACGCGACCGTGGCCCAGTTGGAGCCGCTCGACGTCCGGCTTGAAGCGGCGATGACCAAGGCGGATTCGGTGGCGCAGAAGTTGGTCGCGGAAGGTGGCCGGGAGACGCTGCGGCAGGCGGTGAAACAGGACCGGCAGGCGGTCGGCTACGCGCGGGCCGCAGCGCTCGGAGCATGCGCCTTCTGCCGCCTTATGGCTTCCCGCGGGATGGTCTATAAGACGGCCGGCACTGCAGGTCGGGACGCCAACGAGCGCTTCAGTGGCGATGCGAGCGTGGCCAAGTTCCACAACGACTGCCACTGTGCGATCGTCCCGGTCTTCCGCGGGCAGCGCTTTGAGCTGTCTCCGCATGCTGCCGAGTGGGATCGCCTGTACCGCGAGTACGCGCAGGGCCACCCCCGAGATCAACTCCGCCTGTTCAGGCGGGCCATAGCCGAGCACGGCTAGTCCGCGCTCCCGTTCGACAAGGTCGCCCTGGTGGCGGCCTTTCTCATTTCCACAGCCCCTGGAGGGCCGATTCGTCATGCCTGAAGAGACCGAGCAGACCGAGCAGCAGCAGGAGTCCGGCGTAGAGGGCACCGTCGAGGAGACGGCCACCGCGGAACAGGACGGTACCGAGTCGACGGACGACGCCCAGGAGGCGGACGCCGACGAGGAGAAGCCGTTCGACCGGAAGAAGTTCGAGGCGGCGCTGCGCAAGAAGAACAGCGAGGCCGAGAACCTCCGCAAGCGGCTCAAGGAGCAGGAGCCGCTGCTTGCTGAGCTCAAGAAGCGCAAGGAAGCGGAGCTGTCCGAGTCCGAGCGCCTCAACGAGCAGCTGACGGCGGCGCAGGAGCAGATCGCCAAAACCCGACAGCGGCTGGTCCGCAGTCAGGTGCAGGCCCTTGCGGGCACCGCAACGGACGACCGGCCGGCGTTCGCTGATCCTGCCGACGCGTTCGGCGAGCTCGACCTCGACTCGTACCTCGACTCTGACGGCGACATCGACGAGGCGGCCATCGAGGCCGACCTCCAGGCGCTTTTGGAGCGCAAGCCGCACTGGGCGAAGGCCCAGCCCCCGGAGGGCCCGCGGCGTCCCGCACCGGACCGCACACAGGCGTCCGGCGCCAACAAGACACGCCCCCTCACCCCCGAAGACGAGTTCTCCGGGTGGCTTAAGTCGCAGCTCACGTAGCTGCTGAAAGCGAGAAGTCATGGTGGCTACGGCCCCCCTCAAGCTGTCCGATGTCAACGCCTCACTTCTGCCGCGCACCATCACGGCGCCGATCTTCGACAAGTCCGTCGAGCAGTCCGCGGTGATGACGCTGGCTCGCCCGGCGCCGCTCGCGATCGACGCGACGACGTCGGTGCCGATCCCGATGGACGTGCCGCAGGCCGACTGGGTCGGACAGGCGCAGAAGAAGCCGCTGTCGACTTCCTCGGTCGGTATCAAGCAGATGACGGCGAAGAAGCTCGCCGTGCTCATCCCGGTCGCCGAAGAGGTCGCGATGACCAACGCGGGCGGCCTGTACACGCAGCTCCAGCGGGACCTGCCGACCGCGTTCGCCCGCGCTTTCGACCACGCGGCGATCCACGGGCTCACCATGAAGGGCGCGGCCGGCCCGTTCTCCGACTACCTGGCGATGACCACCAACTCGGTGGTTCTCGGCACGTCCTCGCAGAGCACGGGCGGGATCTGGGCAGACCTGGTCAAGGGTATGGCGAAGGTGATCGACGACGACTTCGACTACACCGGTACGGTCGCCGACCACCGGCTGAAGCCGTCGCTGCTGCTGGCGACCGACACGACCGGCCGGCCGATCCTGGTCGACACGCAGACTCCGGGCACGAACATGGCCTCCGCGGGATCGCTGATCGGTGAGCCGCTGGCGTACTCCCGGTCGGTGTCGGGCAAGCAGCGCCGGCAGTCCACCAGCTCGGACTCGGGTCTGCGGGCGATCGGTGGCGACTGGTCGCAGGCGGCCTACGGCGTGGGCATGGACATCACGGTGCGGATCTCGAAGGAGGCCACGTACATCGACGAGGACGGCGGCGTCCACTCGGCGTTCCAGGAGAACCTGGTGCTGATCCTCGCGGAGGCCTACTACGGGTACGTGCAGGGGGACGCGTCCGCGTTCGTGAAGTACACCGGCACCCCGGCTTACGGGTCGTGACGCAGGCCCGCGGCGGCGGGAAGGGTGGCCGGGCGATGCAGGTCGTCGCCCGGCTGCACGCCGCCCCGCCCCGACACAACGCTGGGGCGGAGTGGATGGCCTGGTCGATGTTCCGTTCTCTCATCGAGCGCGGGCACGACGTCACAGTGTGGCTGTCGCGGTATGGCGAGGACCATCAGCCGTATGAACTGGACGGCGTGAAGGTGATCCCGTTGGAGTCGCGTCTGGACTGGGTGACGGCCGTTCGCCGGGCAGACGTTCTGGTGTCGCATCTGGAGAACGTGAAGCCGACGGCGGCCTTGGCGCGCGGCTACGGGAAGCCGTTCGTGGCGATCTGCCACAACACGTTCCTGCCGACATTCAAGGACATGGCGTCCGGCGGGACTGCCCTCGCGGTCTACAACTCGGTGTGGATGGAGCGGGAGGCTGAGCTGTACTTCGCGGACTATCCGAAGTCGGTCCGCCCTGACACGTCGATGATCGTGCGGCCTCCGGTGTTCGCGGAGGACTACGCGACGAAGCCGGGCGACCGGATCACGCTGGTCAACACCAACCCGGACAAGGGCGGCGGGCTGTTCCACGATCTGGCGCAGCGGATGCCCGACCGGAAGTTCCTCGCGGTGATGGGCTCCTACGGTGAGCAGGCCGACTACTCGGACCTGCCGAACGTCGAAGTCGTCCAGCAGGTCTCCGGCCACGAGATGCGGGAGGCGGTGTACAGCCGCACGAAGGTGCTGCTGATGCCGTCGTTCTACGAGTCGTGGGGTCGCGCTGGCGTGGAGGCTCTGGCGAGCGGCATTCCGGTCCTCGCCCACCCGACGCCGGGCCTGTGCGAGTCGCTGGCCGAGGGCGGGATCTTCCTGGAGCGGCAGGATCTCGACGGGTGGGAGGCGGTCCTGCGGAAGCTGCAGACGCCCGCCGAGTACCGGTTGGCGTCCAAGCGGGCGAAAGCCCGTAGCGCTGAGCTGGATCCGACGGCGGAGCTTGCCGCATGGTGTGATGCCGTGGAGGCCTTGGCCCGATAGGAGGCGTCGTGACGTTCGTCCCGCCCACTGTTGAGCAACTCGGCCTGTTCCTGGCGCTGGAGGAGATCGACGGCAATCGTGGCGACTTGCTGATCGCGTCTGCGGTTTCCCTTGCCCAGACGATCGTGAAGCCGCTACCGGAGGGCGCGGAGGCTGTCGTCCTGTCGGTGGCGGGTCGCGCTTACGTGAACCCGCAGCAGGTGGCCTACGAGACGATCGGCCCTATGTCGGTGCAGCGCCCCAGCGGAAGCGGCGGCCTGTATCTGACGAAGAACGACAAGGCCGCACTCAAGTCCCTCGCGGGGCGCGGCGGAGCGTTCACCGTTGACCCGACTCCCGCTACTGCGGACCCGTCGCCGACGTGGCCGCTTGACCAGGTCACTGGCTGGTCGGAGGACTATGAGGCGGGCTGGGGGTATCCCTGATGCCCGCCCCGTACCCCTTCGGGGAGACAGTGCGGATCTTGCGGACCGGGCAGTCGACGGGTCGTGGGCCGCGCGGTCAGCCGCTGCCCGGCCCTGACGAGTCCTTTGATCTGGTGGGCTGCGTGGTCACGCCGCGGGCGGAGACGCCCCAGGTGGGAGGGGATCAGCAGCAGGCGAGAGACACCGTCATCGTCGGCTGGACCGTGTACGCCCCGGCCGGAAAGCCGGTACGGACCACGGATCAGGCGATGGTTCGCGGCGTGAGATGCGACATCACCGGCGAGCCAGGCGACTGGGGCCGCAGCCCGTTCACCGGCACACGTGGGCCGATTCAGTTCGCAGCCGACCGGGTGACCGGCTAGCTGCGGGCCTGCTCGACAGCAGCAACCAGCTTCTCTGCCGCGTCGTTGCTCGTGCGCGGAATGGACAGGCTGTGCGGGTCCGTATAGGGCGGTCGTCCGCCGAGCATGAGGCCGGTCTTCTCGCCTGCGGCCGTGCTGCCCGGGAGGACGAACTGCACGTAACCGTGGACCAGTCGGGTGCCGGCCTTGAAGCGGGTTCCTGTGATGTCGGCTGCCCGGATGCGAACCGGCGCCGGGCGCGGCCCGACAGGTGTCTTGGTGATGGTGACCCATTCCCCGTCGAAGGTGATCGTTCCCAGTACGCCCTTAACGTCCATGTCCGCCCCCAGTTGCGTGATGTTGGAGGGGCTATGGGAGCACGGTTCAAGATGTCCCGTAAAGGCGTCGGCCAGTTGCTGCGTTCACCGATGGTGCAGGCGGAGATGCTCCGCCGCGCCGAGGTGATCAAGGGGATCGCCGTGGCGACGTCCCCGGTCGACATCGGCGGCCCGCACCCCGGCCTCTACGCGGGATCGTGGGAAGCGGACAGCACCTCCCGTGGCGGCCGGAATCGGGACCGCGCGGTTGGCTACGTCCGCAACGGCACCTACTACGCCCGCTGGGTGGAGTACGGCAACGGGCCTGGCGGCGGGCCCGCCCACCACGTGCTGCTGCGGGCGGCACTGCAGGGCGGGCGGAATCAGTGACCGCTCTCGTCGACATCGAGCTGGAGCTCATCACCCGCGCGACCGCTCGCTTTCCGGACGCGGTAGTACGGGACGAGTTGGACAACAATCTCGCAAACGAACTGCCGACTATCCAGATCGAGCAGATCCCCGGCGGCAGCGACGACGGGCTGAAGTTGAGTCGGGCCATCGTCGACATCAACGTGTTCGCGGCGACCAGGGCTGACGCCATAGCCCTCGCCAACGAGGTGCACAGTTGGGTGACCGGCGAACTCCGCGGGTCGAGCAGCGCCCAGTCGGTGATCGGCCGAACCGGGGGTTTCGCACTGCCCGCGCCTCGTCCCTACGAGAACGTCTCGCTCCGCCGTGCCGGGGCGACCTACGAAATCTTCTGCCACCCGGTCTCCTGACGACCGGTTCTGGGCCCGCGCCGGACCCTGTACCCGCCCGTGCGCGGGCTCTTCCATGTCTGGAGACATCTCATGGTCAACATCACCCGCGCCGCGGACCTCGCTCTGGTGGGTGCGAACGGCGGCGGCTTCGTGGCCCCGGTCGGTTCGACCGCGCCTGCCTCCCCGCTGATCCAGCCCGTCTCGCCGTGGGAGCCGCTCGGTGCGATCAGCGACGACGGCCTGACCTACGGTTTCGACGAGGACTCCCAGGAGTTCACGCCGTGGGGCCTCACCAGCCCGTTCCGCACCCAGATCACGAAGTCGGTGCGCACGTTCAAGCTGACGGTCTGGGAGACCAGCCGCACCGTGGTGCAGTCCCTGCAGTACCGGCTCGACAGCAGCGACCTGCTCCCGGACGAGGACGGCCTCACCAAGTACGCGGAAACGTCGAGCCCGATCCCGGACCGGCGCGCGTTCTGGTTCATCGTCGTGGACGGTGAATCCTTCCGGGGCTTCTACGTCCCCCAGGGCGAGATCAACGACCGCTCCGACGTCTCCTTCAAGCAGGACGAGATGTCCGGCTACGAGTGGACGATCACCACCTACCCGGACGAGTCCGGGAACACCGTGTACCACTGCGACAAGCTGCCCGCCACGCCCGTCTACTCGGGCTCCTGAACGGGTGGGCGGGCTGGTATAGCCAGCCGGCGCGGGCCCGGCCCGCCCACCTTTGAACGATGCCCGCGCCGCCACAGGAAGAGAGGCCCGCGCCATGGCCAACACGCCCCGCAAGACCACGGCCGCCAGCAGGAAGCCGCGCACCGCGGCCACGGCGGCGGCCCGCCCGGCAAGTCGTCGTGCCGTCGAACAGGACGATGAGTTCGACGAGCCGGACGTCTCCGAGGCCGAGGCCCAGGAGATCGAGGCCGAGGGCCACTACGTCACCACCGACCTGTGCGGCCAAGAAGTACAGGTGATCCCGCCGGCGGCCTGGCGGTCGTCGTGGCAGCGCATGCTCAACCAGGGCAACCTGGACGGGTTCGCCGAGAAGGTGCTGCACCCGGACGACTACGAGCTGTACCTCGAACTCGACCCCACGATGGTCGAGTTCATGGAGTTCGCCCTGGATGCGGCCTCGCTGGCCGGTGAGAGCCTGGGGAAATCCAGTGGACCCGCTCCGTCGTCGAGGCGCACGCGGAGGCGGTAGAGGCGGACCTGCTCCGCTACTACCAAGGCTGCGACCTGCTCGACGTGCACCGCGGTGCCATGTCGTGGCGTCGCCTGCGGGTCCTCATCGAGCACCTCCCGCCCGAATCGGCGACGTGGACCGCCCTGCGTAATGGCATGTCGGACGAGGAACTGGCGCATCAGGCAGAGAAGGGCGAGCCCGAGAAGGGCCGCTGGTCCCAGCTGGAGCAACTCCTCGCCGTTGTCGCGGACCGCGTAGCAGACCTGGCCTACCTCTACGCCAGCGCGAACACCACGCCGAAGGGCACGAAGCCGACGCAGCCGACACCAATTCGCCGCCCTGGCGCGAGACCGGTCAAACCGAAGCAGCAGATGACGGACGAGCAGGCCAACACCCTATTCGGCCTGATCAACGGAGGCGCCGCGTAGCGCTGAGGGGAGGCCCTCAGTGCCCGCAATCTCTGTCGGCTCCGTCGAGGTCGACATCGTCCCCAATACCACGGGGATCTACGCCCGGCTCAAGGCAGCCCTTGAGGAGGCCGGAGCCAAGGCGGGCAAAGACGCGGGCGAGGCCGCAGGCAAGGCATTCGGCCCTGCCATGCAGAGTGAGATCGGCTCGATCGGTACAACGATCGGCGAGCAGATCGGCGCCCAGATCGCCAACCGCATCAAGGATGCGGTGAAGGACGCCCTGAAGACGGGCATCACGCTCGGCGGGCAGCAGGCGAGGCCAGCTGCGGCCAAGCAGGGCGAGCAGGCGGGCGGGGCTTTTGCGCGCTCTCTGCGGGCGAAGTTGCAGGAAGCATTTCGGTCGATGCCGAAGCTTGACGTCCGGCTGTCGGACACGGGCGTCGACGCCGACCTTGCTCGCCTGCGCGCCCGCATGGAATCGCTGTCGGGCAAGACGGTCGGCATCGACATCGACGCCGAGACGGCTCGCGCGCAGGCGGCGGACATCGAGGAGCGGCTGCGCCGTATCGGTGCCGCTCACCCGAATGTGGCGGTGCGTGCCGACACGGCTCGCGCGATCGCCCAACTGCAAGCTCTGCAGGCGCAGATCGACGAGATCACTGCCGATCCTGCCCGGATCCGTATCGAGACGGACGGGCAGCTCGGGACTCGCCTTCGGGCTGCTGTACAGCAGGCTGAGGCGTCCCTTCCCAATGTCAACATTGGGGCGGACACCAGCCCGGCCGAGGTCGAGATTGCCCGCCTCAGGGCTCAGCTGACGTCCCTGCGGGACGCCCGTATCGGCGTCGACCTTGACGCCGGCACGGCATTGGCCCGGATCACCGAAATCCAGGCCCGCCTCGCACGCCTGTCGTCGCAGAACGCGAACGTCGCTGTGCGTGTGGACGCCGGGGCAGCAGCAGCCCAGCTGGCAGCGTTCCAGGCTGCGGTCAACCGGCTCGACGGACAGACCGCCCGCGTGGACGTCGACACGACCTCTGCCGTCTCCGGCATGCAGTTGCTGATCACGGCGGCTATCGCGTTCGGTCCGGCGATCATTCCGGTGCTGCCGGTGGTGGCTGCCGGGCTGGGTGCGATCGCGGCGGCCGGCGTTGCCGCGGCGGCTGGCATCGGGTCGATCGCCCTGGTCGCGGTGCCGGCTTTCAAGCAGATCGGTGGTGTGCTGCAGGCGCAGAAGGCTGCTCAGGATGCGGCAACGGCCTCCACCTATCAGGGTGGCCAGGCGTCCTCGCAGGGCGCCTCGAAGGCTCTGCAGCTGGCTGGCGCTCAGCAGTCTCTGGCCACCGCGCAGCGCAATGCGGCCCGCCAGATCTCCGATGCCGAGCGTGGTGTCAGCGATGCGGTGCGGCAGTCGGCGCAGGCGAACGCTCAGGCCGCGGCGCAGGTGAAGCAGGCGCGGGTAGCCCTGTCGGATGCGTATGCGCAGGCCGCCGAGCGGATGCTGCAGGCGACCCAGCAGGTCGACCAGGCCGAGCGGGACCTCGCGCAAGCGCAGAAGAGCTCTCGTCAGGCGCAGTTGGACCTGACTGCGGCCCGCGTCGAGGCGTCGCGACAGCTGCAGGACATGAACAACCAGCTCACCGACTCGAAGCTGTCCGAGACGGACGCCGAGATCGCCCTGACCGAGGCGACCGCGGCACGTGACCGGGTACTGCAGAACGCGAACGCGACCGAGCTGGACAAGAAGAAGGCGCTCCTCCAGTACGACCAGGCGGTGCAGCGGCTCAAGGAGCAACGGCAGGAGACGAAGCGACTGACCTCCGACACGGCCGCCGCCAACAAGGCTGGCGTCGAGGGCTCGGCGACGGTCAAGTCGGCCCAGGAGCGGGTCGCTCAGGCGCAGCAGGACGTCGTCGACAAGACGGCCGCGCTGAAAACGGCTCAGCAGGACGTTACCAAGACGCAGATCGCGAACACGCGCGCCATCGCGGATGCACAGAACAAGCTGTCGGAGGCGCAGAAGAACGTCACGGAGACGCAGCGCCAGGGCGCCGAGAACATCGCTCGTGCTCAGGAACGCGTCGTACAGGCCCAGCAGTCTGGTGCGGACTCCATCGCGTCGGCGCAGCGACAGATCGCCTCAGCGTCGATGTCGGCAGCCGGCGGTGTCGACCAGGCGGCCATCGCTCAGGCCAAATACCAGGCGGAGCTGGCGAAACTGTCTCCGTCAGCCAGGGACACCTTCAAGGCGTTCCTGGATCTGCGCAGCGCGTTCGGCGACTGGTCGAAGTCTCTGCAGCCGACCGTGATGCCGATCTTCACGCGGGCGCTGGTGTCGTTGCGGAACACGCTGCCGACGCTGACGCCGTTCGTGAAGGGCGCGGCGGATGCGATCAAGAATCTGCAGGACCGGGCCTCGAAGTCGGTGAAGTCGCCGTTCTGGCAGGGCTTCAAGAAGGATCTGCAGGGCTCGGTGAAGCCAGCGATCATCGGCCTCGGCGTCGCAATCGGCAACCTGATCAAGGGGATGGCGGGCATCGTCGACGGCTTCCTGCCGCACATGGACGGCATCTCGTCCCGGATGCAGCGCATCACCAAGCGGTTCGCTGACTGGGGCGCGGGGCTGAAGGGGTCCCCGGCGTTCGAGCATTTCCTGACGTTCGCCTCGGACAAAGCGGCCCTTCTCGGTAGCGCCCTTCGGAAGGTCGGTTCGGCATTCCTGCAGGTAGGGGAGGCGCTGTCGCCGATCTCTGGGCCGCTCCTGAAAGTCCTCGGCGGCGTCGCGAACTTCATTGCGATCGTCGCTGACAAGGCACCGTGGATGATCCAGTTGATCTACGGGATCATTGTCGCGACGAAGCTGTGGACGATCGCCCAGTGGGCGTTCAACGCCGCCTCCGACGCGAACCCCTTCGTGCTGCTCGGCATTGCGATCTTGGCCTTGATCGCCATCGTCATTTGGGCCTACAACAAGTTCGGCTGGTTCCGCACAGGGGTGCAAGCGGTCTGGTCCGCCGTGAAGACAGGGGCCAAGGCCGTCACCGACTGGTTCGCCGGCCCCTTCTCCGACTTCTTCACCAAGAAGATCCCCGCCATGTTCCGTGCGGCACTGGACTGGGTGAAGAAGAACTGGCCGTGGATCCTCGGCGCCCTGACCGGCCCGATCGGCCTGGCGACCGTCTATATCGTCAAGCACTGGTCCCAGATCCGGGGCGGGATCTCCGACGCCTGGTCGTCGATCAAGCGGAATGTGCTCTCACCGATCGGCACGTTCTTCACCAAGACCATCCCCGGATGGGGAACGACGCTCCGCGACAAGATGGTCGGCGCCTTCGACTCGGCGCGCGCCGGGATCAAGACGGCCTGGGACAAGGTCAAGGCGATCGCCAAGGCGCCGGTCCAGTACGTCGTGGACGTCGTCTACAACAACGGCATCCGGAAGGTCTGGAATCTCGTCACCGACGCGTTCGGCGGCAAGCACCTCGCCCCCCTCAAGTTCGCAACCGGCGGCATCATGCCCGGCTACACCCCGGGCAAGGACGTGCACCTCGTACCGTCCGTGCGCGGCCCCGTCGCCCTCTCGGGCGGCGAGGCCATCATGCGCCCGGAATGGACGAAGGCAGTCGGCCCCGGCTACGTCGGCACGATGAACGCAGCCGCCCGCAGCGGCGGGGTCGCGGGAGTCCGCTCCCAGCTGGGCTTCAAGGACGGCGGCATCTTCTCCGGCATCGGCGATGCCCTCGGCGGCGCCTGGGACAAGGTGAAGGCCGGCGCCAACTGGCTGAAGGACACCTTCGGCAACGCGGTGAAATCCGGGGTGACGCACGTCGTCAACCCGCTCATCGACGCCATCCCCGGTGGCAAGATCGGGTTTGTCGGGCTACTCAAGGACTCCCTGAAGAACCTGGCGCTCAGCCTCGTCGGCGCAGGCAAGGAGGGCGACAAGCGGGCCACACCGAACATCGACTACCAGGCGTCGAAGGGCGTCGGACAGTGGCGGCCCGTCGTCCTCAAGGCTCTCGCCGAAGTGCACCAGTCCCGGAGCCTGGCAGGGTCGACGCTCCGCCGCATGAGTCAGGAGTCCGGCGGCAACCCGACGATCGTCAACCGGACCGACTCCAACTGGAAGGCCGGACACCCGTCCGTCGGGTTGATGCAGGTCATCGGCCCCACGTTCCGTTCCTACGCGGGCAAGTACCGCAAGACAGGCCCGTTTCTGTACGGAACGTCGGTCAACCCGATGGCGAACATCTACAGCTCCATGAAGTACGCCCTCGGCTCCTACGGCTCCCTGTCGAAGGCATACGACCGCAAGGGCGGATACGACTCGGGCGGCTACCTACAGCCGGGCCTCAACCTCGCCTACAACGGCACGGGCAGACCCGAGCCCGTCTTCACGACAAGCCAGGCCAACGCCCTCACGTCGATGGCCGCCCGGGGCCCGTTGGGGCCCATGAGCTTCGAGGGCGACCTCACGCTCGACTCCGGCGAATTCCTCGGCAGGGTCCGCGGCGAAGCCGTGGCCGTTATGCGCGAGGGCCAGCAGCAACTCATCTCCACCCTGAACGCGAGCTGAGGAGGCCACCTTGGCAATCCCCGGGAACCTCCTCAGCTCGACCACCGAGTCGGTCGACCCGAATGCGTCGGGTTGGACGAGCAAGCTCAACTGCACCACCACTCAGGGCACGGGCGGCCGGAACGGGAGCGGATGCCTCGACGTCAAGTCGGTGGCTGCGGGCGAGATGCAGGCCCGCACCGTCTCCTCCTATCCGGTCACCGCAGGCACCGTGTACGAGGCGTTCTCCGATGTCGGCGGATCCGTGGCCGAGCGCATCGGGATCCGCTGGCTGAACGCCTCCGGCACGGAGATCAGCGTCACCTGGTCACTGACCACGGCCGGATCATCCGGCGGCTGGCACCGGGTGAGCGTGGCCGGGCCGGCACCATCGGCGGCGACACAGGCGCAGGTGCTGCTGTCATCGACCGAGACCGCCGCGAACATTCACCACTTCTGGGAGAACGTCTACCTCGGGCTCCCGATCCGCACGACCGGCAACCTGCTCAACTTCAACACGGAGTCGACCGAGGTCGACGCCTCCGGCTGGGCATCTGTCGTCAACGCGACGCTGTCCCGCCAGGTCCCGGTCATGAACTGGGCCGTCGACAACTACCTCGCGGGCGGCCACACCCTCGCCATGACGGCTGTCGCGGCAGGCAACGCGTCCGTCCTCGCCCTCGACCGGCCAGCAGTCACCCCCGGAACCGAGTACCTGGCTTACGCCTACCTGCAGCCGCCCACGCTGTCCTCGACCGCCTGGATCGAGCTGCGGTTCTACGACACTGTCGGCAACCAGGTAGCCGCCCAGCGCTCAACACTTGCCGCCCCGGGCACGGGCATGTATCGGCAGCGGGCCTCCATGGTCGCCCCAAGCAACGCCGCGAGCTGCTCTGTTGCGGCCGGCCTGGACACAGCCTCTGCCGGGCAGGTGCTGCGGCTAGAGACAGTCGTCGTCACGGCCGCCCCCAAACTGCAGGCCGGGTCGATCCTCTCCTATGCAGACTCGTCTTTCGAGCAGGGCATCGGAGGCTGGACGACAGGCTCCGGAGTGGCAACCCTGGCCCGGACCACGCCGTGGGGCGGCAGCTACTTCGACGGCTCCTACGCACTCGCCATCACCTCCAGCACGGCTACGCAGTCCTCGGTCCGGTCCGGCCGCTCCATCGGCATCACCGCAGGGCTGAACTTCCGGGCTCAGATCTTCGCTCACATCGCTGCAGGGTCGTGGTCGTCCGTAGGGGTGAGGATCCGCTGGTACGACGCGTCCAACGTCGACCTCGGCACCTCCACCGGAGTCTCGTGGGCCATCTCCGGCGGCGGCTGGTTCGCGCTGAACAGCGACGGCGTCGCCCCGGCTGGTGCCACTCAAGGGGCTATCGACCTGCTGGTCACCGCTTCGGCTACCAGCAGCGTCCTGCAGATCGACCAGGCTGTGCTGTGGCAAGTCCTGCCACAGACGGAAGCCGTGGCGGTCGACGAGGGCGGATACGTCAGCCTCACCCTGCGCGAACTCACCGTGGACGACGAAGTCTCTGTCTACCGGGTCACTACGGACGGCGCCCGCTCACTGGTGCGCGGCAGCGCCGGCCTCGTATATCACCAGCCCATCACCGATGATCTGCTCATCCTCGAAGACCATGAGGCGCCGCTCAATATTTTCGTGCGGTACACGATCGAACAGAACGTGCCGGGCTCCCTCACCTCCACGAACCGCACCAGCGGCTACGTGAAGGTCACCCTCGCGGACGTCAACCAGTCCTGGCTGAAGGACCCGGGCAACCCGCAGAGAAATCTGAAGGTCGTCGTACAGGCGGCACCGGACTGGGATCAGCCGATCGCCCAGTCCGTGCAGCGTGTCCGCGGCAGACGCAATGCGGTCATTCTCTCGGGGATCCGCGGCGGGCTGGAGGGCGACCTCGCCGTCTGGACCCGCACCGACGAGGAACGCAAAGCCCTCCGGCTCCTGCTCAGCTCCGGCAACGTCCTGCTGTGGCAGGCCGTACCCGGCATGGGAATCGACGACATGTACGTCTCCGTAGGCGGCGTGAAAGAAGGCCGCATCGGCGGGCCCGCGCAGGAACCCTGGCGGACGTGGACGATGCCGCTCACAGAGACAGACATGCCAGTCACCACCGCCGTGAACGGAGCGGCCGGGCGGACCTGGCAGGACGTCGTCACCGAGTTCGACACCTGCGCCGACCTGCTCGCCGTATACGCGACGTGTGAGGATCTCCTGCTCGACCGCCGAACGGGGTGATCGATGTACCCCGTCTCGGACCGCTTCCTGCCCCGTCTCGCCGAGTCCCATCAGGTCGCCACCAGGGTGCAGCTGTTCCTGACGACCGGACAGGTCATCGACCTGGACCACACAGGCGGGTCGGTGCCGGTGGCCCGCGGGCAGGCGATCCGCCGCACCTGCTCCGTCACCGTCGCCGACCCGGCAGCCATCCCCCGTAGCCCCTCCGATCAGCTCGCCACCTACGGCGCCCGACTGCGGATCGCCCGCGGCGTCCACTACGGGGACGGCAGCAGCGAACTGATACCACTCGGCGTGTTCCGACTCGACTCCGTCGACGGCGACATCAACGACGGGCCCGTCACCCTCCAGGGCAAGGATCTCTCCGCAATCGTCGCGGACGACAAGTTCACCTCCACCTACACAGCCACCGGCACCGTCGTCGGCGCCGTGACCGCACTCATTCAGCGCAGCATCCCGACCGCCGACGTCATCAGCACCATCGTCGACGCACCCATCGGCTCACGGACATTCGACATCGAAGCCGACCCGTGGGCAGGCGCCCAAGAGATCGCTGCCGCGGCCGGCGCCGAGGTGTACCCGAACGCAGACGGCGTGTTCATCATCGCCACCCTGCCCGACCTCCTCACCGCCACCCCCGTCTGGGCGGTCGAAGCAACCGAGGGCGGCGTCTACATCTCCGGCAACAGGGCCATGAGTAGTGCGAACGTCTTCAACGGAGTCCTCGCCCGCGGAGAGAACACCGCCGACAACATCCCCCCGATCTCTTACCTCGCCACCGACTCCGACGTGAACTCACCGACGTACTGGGGTGGCCCGTTCGGCCGACGGCCGATGTTCTACTCGTCGTCGACGCTCATCACGCTGGCAGCGTGCACGCAGGCCGGGAACCTGCAGCTCGCGCAGGCCAAGGCTCCGAACTCGGCTGGCGACTTCTCCAGCCTCCCCAACCCGGCGCTCGAACCCGGCGACGTCCTGCGCGTCATGCACGAGGACGGCACCCGTGAACTCCACCAAGTCGCCAGCTTCAGCGTGCCGTTGGACGAGGGCGGCGACTTCCCGATCACGACGATCTCCGCGAAGGAGGACTCGTGACGACCAAGAGCGACCACGCCCTGCGCAACGAACTCACGGCCTCACTGCAGCGCTCAGCGAAACGGGCCGGGGAACAGGCCCCTTCCGTGCGCGGAGCGGACTGGCGGCTCGCCACCGTCAGCGCCGTAGGACCAGGAACAGTCACCGCGGACGGCATCGTGTGTCGCTGCCTCGCCTCCTATCCGTCCCCGGCCGTCGGCGACGTCGCGGTCATCAGCCAGTCCAGCAGCGGCAACTGGATCGCTCTCAACCGGCTCGCCACCAGCGCCACCCCCCTTTACGCGCCCGTCTACCGGTACAAGACCGCGGCCACCGACCGGACGACGAGCACACTCGCCGACGACCCGGACCTGTCCATCCAGCTCGAAGCCAACGCCGCGTTCCACGTCGAGTTCCACCTGCACCACGCCGCCACGAACACGGCCCGATTCCGGACGCAGTGGACCGTGCCCGCCGGGGCGGGCGGCAACCGCAGCGCAATCGGCCCCGATCAGGGCGCCATCCTCTCCGGCACCTCCTCTGGCGGGCAAGGCCGCTTCGGCGTCCACGGCTACACCACCGCCTGCATCTACGGCAGCCGCGACGACAACACCCTGCAGTGCTACGCGCTGGAGACGGCCACCGTCACCACGACGGCGGCCGGCACGTGCGCTCTGCAGTGGGCTCAGGCCACCACCAACGCGTCCTTCACCCGCCTCGCCGCCGGATCTTTCATGCGGGTCACCCGCATCGGATAGGAGACTGCATGTCCACCACCGACGGCTACGGGCAGGGCATCGGTCTCTGGTCGATGACCGACGCCCCGTCGATCCCGGACGCTATCTCGCTCTTCGCCGCAGGCGCCCTACCGCGGCTGAGGCTGACGTTCGCATCGGCATCCACGCGAGGCGCCACCCTCGTCGGCACCGCAGCACCCGTGCCCGGCATGATGACCTGGCTGACCGACGTCGGCCGCCTCGACGTGTACGACGGCACCGCATGGGTCACCATCTCCGTCGGGACCTCGTCGTGGACCACGATCGGCCTCGTCTCCGGATTCACCCAGAACGGCAACAGCAACGGCACCCTCCAGTACCGCCGACTGAACATCTCCGGCGAGGACAGCCTGCAGCTCCGCGGCGCAATCGCCCGAGCCTCGTACCCGGCATCACCCCCCAGCGGTTACATCATCAACCAGACCGCCCTGCCGTCCGCAGTCCGCCCGTCGACGCTGCGCTCCGTGGTGATCCCCTGCTCAGATGTTTCCTCGGAGCGCATCGCCCTGAAGCTCGACGTGCAGACCGACGGCTACCTGCAGGTATTCGGGATCGGCACCGACGTGAAACCGCCGTGGATCGGATTCAACGGCGTCACCGTCTCCCTCTAGCCCGCGCAACACCGCGCCCCGGCCCTGAAGCGGGGCCCTTCGTCATGCCCGGGAGGGCTCCTTGACCACCAATTCGCGCAGGTATGGCCGCCGCGCACCCAAGCGTGCCCGCGCCATCCCCTTCGCCCGCATCTTCAGCGGCGTTGTCCCCGACCACCCGGCAACCGCCGACTACGCCGCCCCCCTCAACGGCGGCTGGAAAATGCTCGGCAACGACGTCGCCGGCGTATGCGGCCCCGTCACCTGGGCCAACTTCCGGCGCCTCGTCACCGCCATCGCGGGCGAGGAGAAGTACCCGGACCAGGATGACGTCTGGGAGCTGTACCGCACCCAGAACCCGGACTTCGACCCCAACGGTGACGAGAACGCCAACGGTCCCGGCAGTGACGCCGACGGAGGCGTAGACCTCCAGACCCTGCTGGAGTACCTCGTCAAGCACGGCGGACCCGACGGCGTGAAGGCCATCGCTTTCGCCCGTGTCGACCCGTCGGCCCCCGAACAGGTGAAGGCGGCCATCGCGATCTTCGGCGCCGTGTGGACCGGCGTCACTGTGCAGGAGGCGAACCAGGAGGAGTTCGGGGCGAACAAGCCCTGGGACTACCACCGCAGTAGCCCCGACGAGGGCGGCCACTCGGTTCTCACCGTCGGCTACGCGCCTCAAAGCAGCGCCAGGGGTGCGCTCGGCGGCGACGAACGCTTCCTGACCTGGGCCGACGAGACATCGTTCACTGACCGCTACTTCGGCCACAAGGTCGACGAGCTGTACGTGGTGATCTGGCCGGAACACCTGAAGCACCCGAACTTCCTCGTCGGCATCGACCAGGCCGCTCTCGCCGCCGCCTACCAGGAGATCACCACCAGGCCGTTCCCCGTCACCCCACAGCCCGCGCCCACCCCGGCGCCCACCCCTCCTCCTTCGCCGGCTCCTGCTACGGATCCGCGACTGGCTCAGGCAGCTGACCTGATCCAGGAAGCGGACGCTCTGATGCAGGCGCTGGTGAACGGCAGCCACACGAACGGGGGACGACCGTGACGAAGACGGGTCCGCAGAAATTTCCTGGCGCCAGCACCGCGTATTGGTATCAGACCGCCTGGGGCGGCGACCCCATGGAGTCCAACACCATCGTCTGGCACTCCACCGAAGGAACGTCCCTGCCGTCCTACGACGGCGGATCGATGGCCCCCAACCTCACCGCACTACCAGACTTCAAGAACAAGCGGCTCCTCTGGTACCAGCACTTCGACTTCGACGTCTCCAGTCGCGCCCTCGTGCACGCCGGCGCCGTTGCCACGAACACGCTGAACGTGTGCCAGGTCGAGATCGTCGGCACCTGCGACCCGTCGACCCACACGAAGTGGGCTCAGGCCGGTTACCAGCATCTCTACACGCCGGAGCTGCCCGACTGGGTCGTCCGGGATCTGGCGGCGTTCGCGAAGTGGGTGCACGACAACCACGGCGTGCCCCTGACCTCCGGCCTCACCTTCAAGCCGTACCCGGCCAGCTACGGGACCGGCAACGGCGTCCGCATGAGTAACAGCGCCTGGACCGCATTCAGCGGCCACTGCGGACACCAGCACGTACCCAGCGGCAACGTACATGGCGACCCGGGCGCATTCCCGATGGCCGCCATCCTCACCGCCGCCCAGGGCGGCACCACCCCGCCCCAGGAGGACGACGTGGCCCTGACCACCGACGACATCAACAAGGTCGCCGCAGCCGTGTACGCGAAGCTGCTGAAGACCGACGACGTACTGACCGCCCCCGCGGACGCCTCCGACTACGCGACGAACAAGTACTGGACGTGGCAGACCCACATCCAGGACGTCACCACCCGCGTGCGCGACCTCGGCAAGAAGGTCGACGGGCTGTCCGCGGTCGAGTTGACGGACTCGCAAGTCGCCACCCTGGCCGCCGCCGTCGCCGCCACCCCGGCGCTCGCCGAACGGATCGCGGAACTGGTCGCCACCAAGCTCGCCGCACGACTCGCCCAGTAACCCGGACCTTCCAGCAGAATCGAGATCATCATGAAGTGGTTCGGTCGTGAGCCGGTCTACATCCTCGGCTTCATCGCCGCACTCCTGCAGGCGCTGTCGGCGTTCGGCGTCGACGTCTCCGACGGAACGCAGACCGCGATCAACGCCGTCTCCGCCGCCGCCGTCGGCCTCATCTCCGCGATAGTCCTCAAGAATGGGGCGCTCGCCGCCGCGATCGTGCAGCTTGCCCAGACCGTGATGGCCCTCTGTGTCGGCCTCGGACTCGACTGGTCCGCCGCGGACCAGTCCAAGGTCATGGCCGCCATCGGCGCGCTCGTCACGCTGTGGCTGCGAGAGAAGGTCACCGCACCCGTACCGGCTGTGGCGCTGGAGAGGTCCAGTCCATTCAAGGCCGGTCCGGCGGGGGTCTGATATGCGGTGCCGTGCGGCCCGGCGGCTGATGCGCATGCTGGGCCGTCGCGGCGCGATCCTCCTCAGCTACGGCACGGTGTGGGCCCTCTATGGGTACGGGCAGCTCGTTTCCCCGCAGCCCGACCAGCGCGGTCTCACCCTGGCAACGCAAGTGCTGCCGCTGCATGTGTGGGGCTGGCTATGGATCGCCACCGGCATCCTGGCCCTCGGCGCAGCGTTCGTGCCACAGGGCGTGGACTGGTTCGGCTTCGTCGCCCTCGTCCTCATCGTCCTGCCGTGGATGCTGTCCTATCTGGTGTCGTGGCTCCTAGGTGACTTCCCGAGAGGCTGGGTGGCCGCCGCGGTGTGGGCTGTGATCGCTGTACCGGTGATCGTCGCCGCCGGGTGGCGAGAGGTACCCCGGCCCAAGAAAGTTGAGGGCTGATGGGCGCGGACACCTGGGTGCAGGCGGGAATGGCCGTCGTCGCGGCAGCTGGCGGTGTGGTTTCGGCAAGGTCGGCACGTCGCACCAAACGGCAGGAGAAGCGCGACGACTTCACCGAGATCAAAAAGGCCCTCAACGAGCGGATCGATGACCTGAAGGACGACCTGACGGGCCAGCAGGAACAGATCACCGGCCAAGGCGCCGCGATCTCCTGGCTCGTGGTCGACCGGCGCGGTCTCGTCTCCTACATCCGCACGGCCGGCCTCGAACCGCCAGCACCCCGCCCCATCCCGGACCGGGCCAAGCCATACCTCGACTCCATCGACGTGTGAGAACTGGAGTACGCGTGCCCGAACCAATTCCCATGCGGCCCCGTCGGAACGATGCCGCTGCCGATATCACGTCACTCGTACAGCTCGGCAGGGTCGAGGAGCAGCCGGTGCCAGAGCCGAGCATCAACCCCTTCCTCGAACCGGCCCTGCCGCCACCCCCCGTCGACGGCGAATGACTACGCGAGACGCCCCCGCTTCTCTGCCAACAGGCAGGGAGTGGGGGCGCTTCGTCGTGGTCGTCGCGAGCAGGGAGCCTGTACGGTCCGCCTATGACGCGGCAATATCCATTCAGTTCCTGGCTGACCAAGGAACTAGCGCTGTGCGGGTACGACCTCGCCAAGTACGGCACGAAGTCGAGGTTCGCCCGCGACGCCGGACTGGGCGAGAGCATCGTCTCGCGAGTGCTGCGCGATGAAGCACTGCCCGACATCAAGACCTGCACCGCCATCGCTGGCGTACTCGGCTGCAAGACCACTGAAGTTCTCATCGCTGCCGGACTCATCCCCGACGAAGGGGATCTGGCGCCGCGGCCCCTCACTCCACGAGAGCACGTCGTCGGCCTGGTCGGCGACGACGTGCTCGCCCAGGAGGCGGTCATCGTCCTGCTACGTGCCCTGGGCAAGTGGCCGACCTGACGCGCCGACGATGAACGCCCCGCCCCCGCTCTCCCGCCGTTGCTGCGAGGAGGTGGGGGCGGCTTCGCGCTGAGTCGGTGTGAGCCGTGAGTGGCTCAGTCGACCTTCTTCCAGGTCTTGCAGCCGCTGGTCTTGAACGCTCCGTCACTGCTGGAAATGGTGACGGTGGTCGGCCCATCGGAGTTGCTGTTCGTGATGATGTCCTTGAACGTGCCCGACGTCCCCTTCAAGCGCGCCCAGTAGCAGTTTGGGATGACCGACTCCTCGGCGCCCGCCGTCTTGTAGGTGCCCGCCTTGATGTCGGACCCGACAACGAACGTGCCCTCGCCTGGAATGGTGGCACCCTTCGGTGCGGGCTTCTTCTTAGGCTTCGCGGTCACCGTCTTCGTCGCGGTGACGGTGACGGTGACCTTGGGTGCCGGCTTGTTGGCGACTCGCAGGTCGGCCGCCTTGGCGGTCACGGTAGCGGTGGGGTGGGCGGACGCCTTCGATTTGGTGTCGTCTCCGCCGCCAGCCCCGATGCCGACGCCGACGAACAGCAGACCCGCAGCAATGGGGAGAGCTACACGCTTGCGTGCCCAGGCCGGCTGCGGCGGTACGGGCGGCTGTATGCGCGGCTGCGGGGTCGGTGCCCCTTGTGACCACCACGGCTGTTGGGGCGGCGTGGGCGGCGGTTCGAAAGACATGAGTCCCCTCGGTTCGTTCAACGAGGGATGATCGTAACGGTGCAGGTGAAGAAGTTGTGAGGGCTGTGTGCGGGTGGTGATTTAGTTGTGATGTGAACTAGGCGGCCCTCCTGGGTGGCAGTAGCTGCCGGCGAGTCGAAGGGGTGCGACCCCTCGGTGGGGGCTTGCTGCAGACCCTGGCGTGGCGCCAGGCCGGACACGGTCGGTCCAGGGTGAGCGGGTAGCGCATAACGTTCCCTTATGCGTTACGGGTTGGTACCGTTTGAGCATGTCCCGCGTCTACTTTCACAGCCCCTCAGGTGATGCTGAGTTGCACGGCTCCGAGCGTGCCTGGCTTGGCGGACTCGTCAACGACATCGCCCTCGGGGTGCTGTCACCCAGCAGCCCGTCTCGTGTCGACCGGCTGCGCCCATTCATCCACCCCGATCACTACCTCGCCGCGACGGACCCTTACGCCGTAGACGCCTACGGCAGGGGAGGCCTCGAATCATGGGCGTCCACTTACGCCACCGCCTTCAGCGTCGGCTGGAGCCACCGAGCGCCGCTCATCCAGTACCGCGGCAAAGCTCTCGACAGCTTCACCCTCTCCCTCAACACGGCGGCTCTGCTCGGCAACGACCAGATCAAGCTCGCAGCGCGCCTCCACGGACAGTGTGAACTTCACGCTTGGGTGGACGGGCCCAACCGGGTGTGGCTCGCCGAGATCATGCAGACCGGTCTCGACAGTGGCATCTACCGGCGCGGCTTCCAGCACGAGGCCGATCCGAGTCGCGGCCAACCTGATCCCCGGTGGGTGTCCCAGGGCTGGGACGAGGTCATCGCTCTGCTGCGCCAGCGAGATGACGAGCCCGTCGTCACCTCGTACTCGGTGTGCGATCAGTTCCCCAACTCCAGTGTGGGCGACTGGATGCCGCCCTGGCCCGAGGGCCTGCCGAGGGAGTGGGACGCTCTGTCAGAGAAGCAGCAGGAGCAGCGCTCGGCGCGATCGGACAAGTGGTACGAGCTCGACGACGCGGAGCAGTGGCGCATCTCCATGGCCGGGCTGTGCGCCAGTTCGGACGGGCTGGAGATGAAGCCCGACAACTGGAGCAGCTTCCGATTCGAGCACAAGCTCTCCGTGCTTGACCTGTTGGCGCCTGACGCTGATGACCGGCTGGTCAGCGCGCTGGATATGGAGCCTGTGGCGTGACCAGTGTTCTACCGCAGAAGTCCGCCGGGCAGTCGATCGCGCTGCCCGGTTCGGACCTCTTCGAAGAAGTCCGCCGCAAACTCGTCGACGACCTCGGCATGGTCCAAGTCGACCGCCGGGGGCAGAAGCGCATCTACCGGCCCCGCGCCGAACTCCTCGCCGAAGCCGTCACCCCCGACACTTTCGTCATGGTCATGGACTGGCTGTCCTCCACCCGACGCGGCAGCCTCCAGACCAAGCGCAACTACGTCGACGACATCCGCCGCGTCTGGGGCGCCTACGCGCAAGAGCTCGGCCACGAACGCTTCGCCCTCGGCTGCTTCACCGCCGACCACATCCGCGCCTGGCGCCTCCGCATGGAAGGCCGCGACGCTCCGCCAACGACGATCTCTCGCTACCTCAACGCGCTCTCCTCGCTGCACACCTACGCAGCCGAAAAGATCGACCTCCCCCGGAACCCCGTCACCCAAGACGACCGACCCAAGGTCGACAAGGGCAACACCTCCCGCAGCACCCCCGTGTTGGAGGTCGACGAGATCCAGGCGGTCGCCAACGCGGCCGAGAACGAGTTCGACGCGCTCGTCGTTCTCCTCCTCTACACCCTCGCTGGCCGCGTCACCGAGATGGTCGCCGCCGACGTCGACAACAGGATCGAACGGGGCCGCCGCTCATACCTCGACGTCACCCGCAAGGAACACAAGGAGCGGATCCTCCCGCTGCCCGTCACCGTCGCGGAACTCCTCGACGCCCACACCGCCGGACGCACCGAAGGGCCGCTCCTCCTCGACGCCGACGGCCGCCGACTCGACCGCCACGACGTCGCCCGACTCCTTACCCGCCTGGGACGGAAGGCCCGGGTGCTCACCTGCTCCCTGGTCGACGGCCCGGAGAAGCACACGTTCACCAAGTGCAAGATCTGCCGGAAGCTCACCCCGCACGTCCTCCGCGCCACCCGGATCACCCACATGCTCGACGCCGGCGAACCCCTCGCCGAAGTCCAAGCCTTCGCCGACCACGACAACCCCGCCACGACCGTCGGCTACTGGAACCGCCGCAAGAAGGGCGAGCGCAACGCCGCCCACGTCGACGCAGCCGAAGCCCTCTTCGGCGACATCGCCGACCGATTCCGACGTAACGCCTCGTTCTGATGGCGCGCGTTGCCGACAAGTGGACCGACGCGGCATTGGAGGACGTCGAACTGTGAGCCTGGAGATTCGAGCGACCAGCGACCCGAACCGCTTCGACCTTCACGAGGGCAAGGGCACCGACAGGATCGGTGAGATCACCTGCGACCCGGCCGACCCGAACGACCCCACGGACACGGCTCCGCCGTACTGGGAGGCCGAGATCTGGAGCGCGATGGGTACCGGCAAGAAGTGGTACGCGACCGCCGAGAGCTTTGATGAGATCAAGTTGGGCGCGCACGACGTGTACGAGGAGTTCGCCGCGGAGCGCCGCGAGCTGAGCAAGGGCTCACGGATCTGGACGACCGGCAGTATCCCGATGGGTGGCAAGCCCGGGTGGCGCCGGCGGTAGTACGGCTGAGCGCCCACCCCGGACCGGGCGGGCGCTCGCACGTCAGGTCCGCGGCTGCGGCAGCTCCCCGGGCTTCGTCTCGACGACCTCCACCGCCGTGCACCCGTCAGCTTCGAGCCGTTCCTTCCGGCTGTCGGCGCTGGCTTTGTCGTAGCTGACGGCGGCTGCGCGCGGGGTGCCGGTGGAGTCGGTCCAGGTGAGCCCGTAGTTCTTCATGCGGCCATCATCGCTGGAGGGTCTGACAGCGGCCCGCATGCGGCTTGCTGGTCGTCGACCTAGCGTGGTCTTCGAGGGGGTACGTCGCGGAGGTCTGCCATGCCCCGAACCATCTGGTCCGGCGCCATCTCGTTCGGCCTGGTCACCGTGCCGATTCATGTCGTCTCGGCCCGGGAGGATCACTCGATCCACTTCCACCAGGTCCATCTGGAGGACATGGGTCGGGTGCGGAACCGGAAGATCTGCTCGATCGACGGCGCCGAGGTCCCGCAGGCGGAGATCGGGAAGGGCTACGAACTGTCGAAAGACACGCTCATCCCGGTCCTCGACGAGGAGCTGCGGGAGATGCCGTTGCCGACAGCGAAAGCGATCGAGCTGGTCGCCTTCATGCCGGCCGAGAGTATCGATCCGATCCGCGTGGGCGACGGGTACTACTTGGAGCCGGACGGCCAGGTCGCGGCCAAGCCGTACATGCTGCTCGTCAAAGCCTTGGAGCGGTCGTCCAAAGTCGCCGTCGCGAAATACGCGTGGAGTGGGCGAGAGAGACTCGGCCTGCTCCGGGTCCGCGACAACGTGATCGTGCTGCACGCCATGCGCTGGTCCGATGAGATCCGCGACCCGTCCGAGCTCGCACCCGACCAGGTGGAACTCACCGACGACGAGATCGCTCAGGCGGAGCAGCTGATTGAGCGGATGACCCGCGACGACCTGGACGGGCCGGACTTCGTCGACCACTACACGGACGCTGTCGCCGAGGTCATCAAGGTCAAGCGGGAGGGACTCGAACCCCCGGAGTCGGCCGAGGAGCCTGCGCCGGCCGGGAAGGTCGTCGACTTGATGGCCGCGCTGAAGGAATCGGTGGCGAAAGCGCGGGAATCCCGGGGCGAGGACGCGACCGTCCACGACATGCCGGGGAAGGCAACGAAGAAGGCTGCGAGGAAGCAGCCGACCAAGAAGGCTGCGGCGAAGAAGACGACTGCGAAGAGGAAGCCGCGCAGCGCGTAGCGAACAGTTTCAGTCACGCATCTATCGTCGTGGCTGGTTTTGGTGCATCGTTGATCACGCGGGACCGCCGAGCCCCCCAGGTGAAGCCCCCGTTCGGGCCCCGCCTGCACTGCCTCGCGGCGGGGCCCGCCGCGCCTCCCGTTCCTCTCCACGGGAGGCCATGCGGCTGCCCTCAGTCGAGCAGTCCGAGTTCGGTGTCGGGCCGGCAGTGGGTGCATGCGGGTACCTGGTCGCCGAGGGCGTGGCGTGCTTGCTCTTCGGTGATGCCGCGGCTGCGTTTGCCTGCCATGTGGCAGTCGCCTCGGTGGACGTAGACGGGTGGGGTGTGTCCGTCGAGCCCGCGTTCGAGGAGCCAGTCCGGGGCGGGTGGCCGGGCCTTTCGTCCTCGCTCCTTCTCCGCCTGTCGCTGTTCCTCGGCTGCGATCCATTTGCGGGTGCGTTCCAGGTCTTGCTCTTGGACGCGGGCGAGGAAGCGGAGCATGTCGAGGCGGGAGGGCGCGTGCGGGTCGTTCACATGTTCGATATTACGGGCGTAGGATCCCAGTCGCACACCAGGACCCCGACGAGAGGAGCAGCCGTGAAAGACGCTGACCTGCTGCTCCACCTCGACATCGACCCCGCCACCCTCGACCCGGCACCGGTGCGCCCAGCCGGCCGCGAGGCGTTCGCGCGCGTGGGCGTAGACCCGGTGCCGTGCGGTCTGTGCGGCCGGCCCGCCAGCGTCACGACCGTGCTCGCCCTGCCTGACGGGCGCCGCTGGCTGGACCCTGCCTC